CGGACCTCGGGGGAGGCTCAAACGCCATGAAGTCAGGAGATGCCCGAACAATCGACGCTTGAAAAGTCGTTTGACAATTCGATCTCGAATGCGTTCGCGATAGCCGAATCGCTCGTCGCCACTGGACGCCAGCGGCAAAAAGCTGCTCCGAATGACTTCAATGCTCTGGCCAACAGTTATCCCCAATCGCAAATGGGCAGCATCCACGGCGACAGTTCGGCGATCGCCGCGGCCCGCGAACAATACAAGCATCACCGCGGCCGGGCCTATGCGGCTATTCGCGTAGTCGCCGAGCGGATTGCGGGGCAACAACTTGTCGTCGCGAAGATTGGCAAGCCGCAAGGTCGAAACAGCCGTTCCCTGACGGACTACATCCAAAAGGGTTTCATCCGCGCCGATCAGGTCGAGAAAACCATCAAGCGGTACATTACCGACGACGTCGAGATCCTGCCGGAAGACAAGCTGCTCGACGTGTTCGACGATCCGAACGAAATCATGCTGCCGTCGACGCTCTGGATGGTGACGGTCGCAAATCTGATGGTCACTGGCCGCTCGATTTGGGTCATCGATCCGAATCCCGACCGCCCGCAGATTCTCCCGATTCCGACGACCTGGGCAACTCCGGTTCACGACAAGACCAATGACAAGCTCTATGTGAAATGGATCATCCGGCCGCCGGGCTCAACTGAGAAAGGCCAGGAGATTGACGGCGATTATGTCGCCAACTTCTACATTCCGGACCCCGAAGACCCGTTCGGTTGCATTTCGATGTTGGGAATGCAGATCGACGCAATTCATTCCGACGAGGCGATTTCGAGGGCCCAGTCGCAGAGTTTCAAGAACGAAATCAATCCCCGCATGGCGTTGATGATCGGCGAGGCGGCGACGGGCGACGGCAAGCGTCAGATGAAATTGCAGCCGCATCAACGTCAGCAGCTTATTGCCTGGATCCGCCAGGAATATGCCGGGGCGCAAAAGTTCGGGCTGCCGATGATCCTCGATGCGATTATCAAGGACATCAAGCCGATCGGTAACAAGCCGAGCGAAATCCCGTTCGCCGAATCGAGCGGTTTGACAGAGCGGCAAATCTTCCAGGGGTTCGGCGTCCCGTTGTCTTCTGCCGGGGTTACGGAGTCGGCGGGTTATGGCGCATCGGGCGTGAGCGATCACGTCCTTTGCCAGAACGCAGTGAATCCGATCGCCAAACTATTGAGCGAGGGCATCAATGCATGGGTCGTGCCGCTGTTCCACAAAGCCAAGGAACGCATTCGCGCCTGGATCATTCCGGCCGACGCTTACGACCCCGATTTGCGGATCCGGCTTATTACCGCGGCCCGCCAAACCTACTCGATGTCGCGCAATGAAGTCCGCCACGAATTAGGGCTCCCGCGAAAAGATGGAATGGATGATGTTGTCGTTCCGATGACGTTCCAGTCCGTCGAAATCGGCGAACCAATCGTGCCGGTGATGAAACCCGCCACTGGCACGGGGAATAACCCGACCGGTGACAACGTCCCGACCAGCAACGGGGTTCCGAACGATGGTGCCGACAACGAAAACATGCGCACCGAAAACCGCAGTCTTGGCGAGCGCAAAGAGTTTCAGGAATTCATGGTCAAGACTGTCAAATCGGAATGGCTCAAGATTCAGGGCGGCGCCGAAGACGAATTGGAGCCGGTATTGAAGCGATATTTCACCGGCCAAACCCGCTCGATCGTCGCGGCGATTAACGGCATGGACACGCCCGAAGCACAGTTCCATGCAGATATCATCGGTCGGCTGTTCGTTCCCGAGCAATGGACCGAAGAACTCGTCAAGGCCGTTCGCCCGATTCTGCGGAAGCAGATGACGCGCGGCTCGACGCTCAATCTGGCGTTGGCCGACAAGTCGCACCGGTTCTACGTCAAGGATTCGGCGGTTATTGAACTGCCTCGCAACATCCAAGATACGATCATGAATTCGATCGATCAGACTTTGAGCAACCTGGTCGACCAGAAGCTCTGGAACGATGTCAACGAAACCACGAAGCAAAAATTGAGTTTCGTTCTGCAAGAGGGGATGCAGGAATCGGACACGCTGAAGGAACTCGCAAACCGCATCGAGCGGGAGATGGGGGCAGAATGGGCTGGAGCTCGGGCGCTCAAGGTCGCGCGAACAGAATCGGGAGCTGCGTTGAATGCCGGCCACCACGCCGCGCAATTGGAGCTCGAAGCCGAAGGAATCGCGTTCGGGCAGGAATGGCTGTCGATTCTCGATGATGTTACGCGACCCGATCATGCCGAATTAGACGGCGTTCAAGTCAAAGCCGGCGAAGATTTCGATGTGGGTGGAACCCCATCGCCTTATCCGGGTTGGTATGGATTGCCGCCCGAGCAGAGAGTGAACTGCCGCTGCGTCGCACTCGCGATCACAGAGCCCATGCAGGCATCATTCGGCGGACGGCTTGCGAAATTTTCTGCCAACGGTCATTTGAAAAACGGACATTCGCGCGCGAATTGCTGTTGACAGTCGATTAGCACTCTGCGTAATCTCTGTAAGGAATGAACATCGTCGAAGCTGAACGCACACGAAATTCGGTGCCATCATGTAGAAATGAAACACTTCGCCAACGGGCAATCGAACAACTCGATTTGATGCTGGCGAATGTTGATGGAGTGGCTGGTGCGTTCGGCGAAATCACTTTGACGGTGCCTTACAACAACGGACAGTTTTTCGACTTTCAGTCAATCGATAAAAAGGACCATCGAGTCAGCAAGTAATCCGGGTAGCTGAAGCAACTTCAGGCCCCCATATCTCGCACACGCGGGATATGGGGGCTTTTTCTTTCTTTGGGCAAAAAATGCCGACAAAAGCCGACATTCTCAAATCGATCAAGTCCCGCAATGGTCGCAATGGCGTCATCACGGCGGATCGGTATTTCCGATCGATTGAAGGATGCTTCGACGGTGGGTTTTGTCCGACGAAGTTGTTCAGCAAGGCCAGTTCCGACGAATGGGCGAAGGAACTCAAGCGTGCCGAAGATCTGCTGACGTTTTCGCACGATCGCCTGAGAATCAATCACAAACAAATAAAGTCCGGCTCGGACGCTGGCGCCGGTTTGTTGATGAGCTTCGATTGCGTCATCACGACCTCGCGACAGGACCGCGACAAGGACTTTTTGATTACTGCCGGTGCGAGACTGGACAAGAATGCGCCGCTGCTCTGGCAGCACATTCCGATTCAGCCGCTGGGTCCGCAGCTCAGCCAAAAATCGGGCAGCGAGGCACTTCGCGGCAAGTTCGGAATCGCCAATACCGAATTGGGATGGGACGCCGCCAAGTTGGTCGAGGCCAAGGCGCTGCGAATCAGCCACGGTTTCATTCCCGACGAAGGGGAATTCGAAGCAAACGAGGACGACGGCTGGACATTTAAGGCTTTTGAAATCTATGAGGTTTCGCTTGTGTCTGTGCCAAGCAATGTCGAGGCTGTTATTGAAGCCTACTCGCGAAATACGCTGAAGAATGAGGCCGTCCGTGCCTGGGGCAAAAAAGAATTCGACGCGCGGCAGCGACAAGGCAAAGGCTTCGCGATTCCCGATCTGAAGACCGGCGAAACTGTCAGTGCGAATTGGCTCAATCAGGTCAAAGACGCCGCGGTTCTTTCGGCCAATGCGATTCAGAAAGAGCTTGGCTTTGAAGAGAAGCCTGCCTGTTCCTGCCATTCGAAGAATCACAAAGTCGTCTCCGGCGAGAACACGAAACAAGCCTTCGGCGATGTGACCGGCAGCTACGAAGATCTCCGCTGCCGCCTGCAGGACGACATTGCCCGATTCTTCGCCGCGGCCGGCGACGCCCTCGATCGCAACGATTGGGCCTACATTCACTCGACGTTCCCGGATTATTGCATCGTCTGCGTCTCGGAAGATTACGACGAGAGCGATTATTACCGCATTTCGTGGGAACTGGTTGACGGAAAGCCGACGTTGGTCGCCGAGGCCGTCGAAGTCGTACTGACGTTGACGGCGGAGGCCAAATCGCGACATGCGTTACTGCACAAAACGACGCGCCGCAAGACGCTGCCATCGATCGTCGGCGGACCCGTCCCGCAATCCGATCATGCTCCCAGCGTTGAAGGCGAGGGTCCGGTCGGCCAGATGACTTGTCCGGAATGCGGATGGGTCGGAGTGCAAAGCGATTTCATGGACGACATGGAAACTACGAAGTCGTTCGCCGAATTGAAAAAATCACTCATCGAGCGTGCCGGAACCGAATCGCTCGAATCGATCCAAGAGATTGTTCTGTCACTGCGCGGGGTATTGGACCAAGCGGAAGCCCGCCGCGAGGACCAGGCATGGCGGAAAACCTTTACTGAATTGGGCCTTGAATAAGGAATCGGAACGATGTTGACGATTACCCCCGCGCTCACGGCGCACCTGAAGACGCTGGGCTTCGCCGGTACGTCCGATGAAGATGCCCGCAAGTTCGCTTTCGGCAAGATGGCCAGCGGCGAATTGACTGAAGACAAGGTCAAGGAGTTGACCGCGTCCGGCAAGGACAAGGCCGCCGAACTGGCCGACACGATCGCCACGAAGACCGCCGCGGCGGTTGGAACGGCGCTCGCGGATGTCCTGAAGGGTTTCGCGCCCAAGCCTGCCGAGACCCCGGCCGCACCCGCCCCGGCCGCCCCGGCGCCTGCCGCGGCTGCCACGAAAACCCCCGCTGAAATCGAAGCCGAGCGGATGGCCGACTTCAATACGAAGATGGCCGACATGCAGGCCCGCTTCGACGCCCGCCTGGCCGAGAACACCGAAAAGATGGCTGCCGTCGGCATGCCTTCCGGATCGTCGGTCGGATCGATCCTCAAGATGGGGATCGATTACTCGAAAGACGAAGCCCCTGAAATGGTCCGCGTCAAGTCGGCGACGGCCCGTTACGACAGCACGACAAAAGGTGCCGTGCGGCGCAAGGGGATCGGAACCGGTGCCCCGATCATGCACAACGGCCGGCAACTCGACGAGCCGTCCGAATTGCGGAAGGCGCTGGCCCGCACCTGGTTCAAGTTCGAACTCGGCGGCCAGGAGTGCCGATTCCTCAGCGATCACGAAAAGGATCTGCTGCGGTACATCCTCACCCGCGAGAAGTTCTATGCGGACGGGGACACGGCGCATTCCGCTCGCCTGCTGACGGAGCAGGAACGGCATGAAGCCTTCTCGGTCAAGCGATTCGAGGAAGGCTTGAACATGACCAAGGCCGCGATCCTCGACTCGGCGACCTCGGGCGGTTCCTATGCCGTCCCGCAATTCTTCGATTATGACCTGATTCTGTTGCCGATTCTGGGCAATGAATTGGCCCCGCTGTGCAACATCGTCGATGTTCCCAAGGGGGACGCGGCGACGGGCGCAACGATCGACAATTTCGCCTTCACTTCGGGTTCGACCGAAGGTTCGGCGATCAATCTGGCCACGACGACCAGCTATATCGGTCAGCACAACACGACCTTCTACCGCGCTGCGGTGGGCGTCGAAATCGGGCTGAACTGGCTGGAAGACGCCACGCCGGGGATTCTCGATACGATCATCGCTCGCATCCAGGCAAAGGCCGCCGAATGGGCGGACGAGCAGGTTGCGTTCGGTGACGGTTCGACGGAACCGCAGGGGATCATGAATGCCTCGGGCACGACTGACATCACCCTGAACAGTCCGACGACCGGCCCCTACGTCATCAGCGACGTGCTGAACCTGTTGTTCGGTGTGACCAAGGCATATCGCAATGCCTATCCGCGTCAGCGTGCCGCGTTCGGCATGACCGACGTGGCTTACAAGAAACTGCGTCAGATCGCAACCGGCGTGACCGGCGATACGCGACTGATTTTCGGTGAAGACGTCGAAGGCTACACGCTGTTCGGACACCGGGCGGCAATCATCGCCACGGGCCTGACCAACGACGACTTGTTCTTCGCCCAGATGGGCGGATACCGGCTCTATCGCCGGCAGCCGGTTCGCATCCGTCGGATCATGGACGGCGTCACGCTGTTCAAGACCAAC